TATCTCGAACTTTCTTCCCTGCCTTGAATCCACGCCAGTACTCCCTCTCACTCACGATTACATAGCAGCACCATAGGATGAATAAACCAGCCATCGACACCCACCAATAAATAATCATGGGGTCGATATTGAGCCAGGCGCTCATTTGACGAGCTCGCTTAATGCTAAGTTTTGTAGATTGATATAAGCCCTGCGAATCAGCTTCTCGGCTGCCTCTAGGTCTTGGTTCTCATTGACGGCTATAAGCGCCGATTCGAGATTATTGTTCACCGCGTTTCGATATTCACGGATTGACTTGGTCTTCATCGGCTCCACTCCATCAAGTAGTTGAGATAATCGACCATCGGAGTCATGCCCTTATATTCCATGCACTCAGGGCAATGTGTTGCGTCAGCGCCATATCGAATATGGCAAAAGATACAGACTAGGTCTTCGGTATTAACTGTAATCATTTGAGGCTCCTTCTGTCATACCACCTTGGTACGACATGCCTCAATCTACGCCTGTCTAGGCCAAACGCAATAGGCTAACGGCGTGTCTTTGATAACGATTTTGTTATAAAGTCCGAGGCCGATTCCCAGGCATCCATGAGCGCGTCCGTGTCCCTATAAAGCGGCACTATGTCGTAAATCACTTATATCGCTTACCCTCGAAGACAAAGCTGCCGTCTGGGCTCATTGGGACCATGACAGGCGTGAAGCGCTTGCCGTCTAAGTAGCCCACCATGAAGCCAGGTTGCCAGTTTGCGTAACCTTTGGTGTAGCCCATGCCTGGCGATGTCAAATCTACAAAGTTGCCGACCTCACAACCCCACAGAATACGGCTATAACGGCCCTGGAAGGCCTCTGAGACGGCTGATATCCCCAGTCTATGGGTGTGACCACAGACAACCGACTTTCCTAGCCTTATAGCGCCATTTAGGGCCGTTTGACCAGGCTTATTCGATAGGGGTACAGCGTCGCCGTGAATGGCTACCCAGCCAGGCGCGAAGGTCAGGCCTTTAGCGTGGTAACGGATGCCAGCCTTGTCGTAACCCATGAAGCGGTGATACTGGAGCTCTGGCAGTTTAAGGAACGCTGGGAGCCTACGGCTTAAAGACTTATACACCCTGGCTCCATGATTAGAACCCAGCACATCCGTAACGCCAAGCTGGTCGAGAATCTCTAAAGTCCATTCTCTGTCATCGTTAATGTCGCCTTCGACTTCTTGCCAAGCGGCAGCGAATGAACCGAGCTGTGGTAGGTCTATCTCATCACCAATCTGAATAACTTGGTGGGGTTTCCATCTGGCCAGGAAGCGGGCCATTGCATTGACCATCACCTCCGAGTGAAAGGGGACCTGGAGGTCTGGAACGAATGCGATTCGCTTAATCGTCTTCCTCTTCCTCGTCGTCGAATGGGTCGAAAATGTCGTCATTGTCGGGCCATCTGGGCACGATTGTCTCCTGTGCTACCCACCGAGCTTTGTCTTCGTCGTATCCCTGGCGAATCAATGCAGCTTCAAACTCGACAAATTTGATAGCCCACTGGTCAATAGAAGTGAGTGGCTGGCGCTTATCGCGCTTGGCGCTTCGTTCTTTTGCGCGGCGTAGTGCGGCCTTTTGAGCCTTGGTTGCCTTTGCCATGTGCACCCCCTGACATAATGGTGGCATAGATATCTGACTGTCGTTGGGACAACACGCCGATTTCAACTTCTAGGTGGTCCATCCTGAGCGTCAGTTGATTCCCAATCTCTGCAACAAACTGGCGAACCATCCATCTCAATGCTGCTAGGAAGCCAGTCGCTATCGCGGTCAGCCCTGCAAGGATGCCAATCCACTGTTCGACAGTCATTTGACGGGTTTGGCGTAGCCAAAGACACCTGCCAGAACTGCAAAGAGAACTGCTCGGTAGTCAAGGTCGAAGTTAGAACCAGCCCATGCGGCAAGGAAACCACCGAGAGCTAGAAGGATTGGGTGCTTTAGATAGTTACTCATTATTGCCTCCTAAGCATGGCACGTCAAAACGCGTCATGTCCGTGTCGCCGAGTTTGGTGAAGCTAATGTGTATGTGACGCTCATGAGAATCTCCAGCATACTTTCGCCAGCGAAAGAAAAACCTTCGAGATGCAATTCGGCCTTTGTGGATGATGTAGTTGATACGTTTATCAGATTTGGCAGCCACTCGAAGCTGATTAGCCAGCTCCCACGACCCGACTTGATGTCGTAAGTCAGCATCAATATCGAGGGCACGAACCCAGCCTTGCGCATCTGGATTGTGGTCAGACTTGCGAGCCCTATGTTTGGCATCGCCAATCCAGCCATCGGAACTTCTATCACGCGAGGGGAACGCATCGTCGATTTGTTCGCGTAGTATCCAGGCAGCCTTGGAGAGCCTAGGAGAGAAGGAGCTTTGCGTCATCCTCGGTAATCCCTAACTTAGCTAAAAGTTCAGCCTTCTTGGCAGCCCTAAGTGCTTCTTCAGCTTTACGCTCTTTCTCAGCCGCTTCAAACGCTTTGGCATCTGCCTCACGTTGAGCAAGTTCTTCCTCGGTAAGTTCGACTTCCTCGACCACTCCAGTTGAGCAATCGACTACTAGCTTTGTGGTCATGTTATCTCCTTATGATTTCGATATGCCGTAAAGGGTGGCGGTTGAGTATTGCATAAAGTTGTTAGCACTAAAATACAACTCAGCGCTAGTGATGGCAGATGTTGTAGACCATAAACCAGCGGTCAGTTGTGCATAGGATAAAGTGGCGTTGTTTTCGCTTACGCCATCCACCGAAAAACTTTTATTTGTTGACCCGTTATAGTTTGGAATATATATTTCTAGGTTAGAGAAAGTCGATGCCGTTGATGAATCGGCATTAACACTCATTAAGAACGAGTCGGTTCTTGTTGCACTTGACGCGGTAGTTCCATTCCCTTCGACATACCTTCCCGTAAATGTCGTTGTAGAACCATTTAGTTTCAAGAACACAGTTGGAAAAGAACCAGCCGTTGTGCTTGAGTTTCTTACGGATGCAACAATTTTCAAATCGGTGTAAGTTGATGGAATACTGCTAAAAGTAATAGCGGCTTGCCCACCAGCCCCAACAGTCACACTAGCAATCTTCTTGTAAGTTACTGGCATATTACGCCGCCTTGATTCCGTAGAGGGTGAACATTGAACCAATGGCAAAGTTTACGGCGGCATTGTTTTGGATTTTGATTGCTGTGATGGCTGAGGTGCTGCGCCAAAGATTTGCCGCCATTAATACACGAACTGTTGAATCATTTCCCCTTGCTATAATAGTTTTATTAGTAGTTGTATTACTATAGTTTTGAAAATGTGCTATTGCTATTGTTGGGCTTGTTGCAACATCCCCTAAAAATAGTGAGGTTGTACTGGTAACCCTGTCAGATGATGCGGCAGAGCCGTTACCTATAAGACGCGTGATAGAATAGTTTGTGGCAGTATCCGAGTTTATGACACCCTGAATAGCACCTGTTGAAGAACCAATAGTTGTATTCATAACCAAAACTAAATCCGTAAATGTTTGCGGAATACTAGTGAACTCTACTGTAGCAGCAGAACTGCTTAAAGTATTTGTGGCAATCGGTTCATAAGTCGCTGGCATGATTAACCCTTGATTCCGTAGAGGGCGGCATAACTATTCGCAGGAAATGAGTTACCGCTTTCAGGTTTCAATCTAATGTGTGTTATCGCTGCGGTGTTTCGCCAACTCCCAGAGCATAAAGCGATAATCCCGTTAGTATCGTTGAGGTCTGCTCCCCCTAATGACCTGAATGTTTTGTATTTGTTTACATTGGAATAGTCCAAGAAGTCGATTACTGTGCCGCTAAAAGAGTTTGAAGTTGCGCTGGCGCGTGGAGCAAAGCCAATGCGGACATAACTGGTTGATGTTCCTGCGCTGGATACAGGTGAAGTTCCGTTGCCATATAAAAAGTGATAAGAATAGTTTGATGCCGTATCGATGGAGCCATTACCGACCTGTAACTGGATTTCATCTTGCGCCGTTCCTGCTGTTGTTGAACGAGCCAAAACTCTTAGTTGAAGGTGTTGGTAGGTTCCAGCAATGCTCGTGAAATCTATCGCGGTTTGACTTCCTGTAAGTGAGACTGTGGCGATAGATTCAAAGTCGCCAAGTGCCGCACCGCCAACAAACATACCAGCAAGAACATTGCCAATCATTAGGCAACTGCTCCTACTACTGTCCACGCGTTTGTCGCGGTCTTGATAGCAACAGCAGTCTTATATTGAGCAAGCGTTGGTTGTGCGCTGGTAGCTCCTGCGCTGGTAACTGTGGTTGTGCCAGCAGTGACGGCCTTGATGGTTGCTGCACCTGCGCCTGTGTTCAAGATTGTGATGGCTGTGCCATTAGGGAATGCGTAAGTAGCGTCAGTAGGGATGAGCACATCCTTGGCGGCTGCGTTTGTCATGATGACGAGCACTTGATACTGGTCGGTTGAAGCCAGCGTGTATGATGTGGTTGAGTTTGAGTTGAGGGTAAAAGTAACAAGTCCGTTATACATATTTGCGGACAAAACATCACCCGTCGAAGCAGGAAACCCCTGTGCCATTTGATTCTCCTAATAGGTCATTACTGACTGACCGATTATACCAAAACGATTGCTGCCGACGATGTAGCCGTCGATAAGGGGTTCGCCTGTGGTGAATGTGGTCTGCCATGTGGTTGGTGTGATTTGGTGGGTAACGCCAAAGATTTGAAGTGTTTTGGTGAGGGTTGAACCTCCAGGCTGCTCATTGCTGATTTCAACTGGGTCGAAGAAGTCGAGGCCTAGGGCCGCCTGAATCCCTGCCGTATAGTTTGGAGTGGTCAGGTCTAAGGTCATTGCGTCGATGCGGATGTCCGTGTCTTTACGGCTGACAACGTAGGCCTTGGCTGTATCCATGACATCTGTATCGGTTTGGTGCAGTAGGTCTTCCTTGGTGATGGTGTGAGGGAAGTAAGTATCAATGGAGGCTTGGTTGAAGGTGGTCTGCATGGTGCCACCCACGCGCTTGAAATTCGCCGTGTTGAAGACCAGGCGGTCATCGAAGGCAAACTTGAGGTTCGCGTAGTTAATGCCTGTGGTTTGGTTGAAAACTGTGGCAGTACCGCCAATGGTACTAATCGCGTCATTGCGCTCACGAAATACCACATCGCCCGAATGGCTCATGTAAAGAGCGCCAAACTCGGTGAACTCGACATCCTGGAGAGCTTGAAGGACTGACCTGACTGTGCCTGGGTCTGCCTGGACTGTGGTTTGGCCCGTGTCAATGCTTCTCATGCTGTTGGGGAATCCGATGGTGTTGAGGATGTCACCGACACGGCTTCCAGTAGTTTCGCCAGCCGTTGCGCCTGTTACTGTTGTTACGGCTGACTTATTGAACAAGGTGAAAGCGTCTGAGCAAGTGATATTGATGTAGCCCAGTTCTTCGCCGCGTGGGTACTGGTAGTCATAAGAAAGCGTGTAGCCAGCATAGAGAGGATAAACAGTCCCTAGGTGGGTTGCGGTAATGACAACCTTGCGTAGAGGTTGCAAAAGTCCATAGTAAGGAGACGCTATGTTTTGGGGGTTCCAACTTCCGTCAGTATCTAAAACGCGCAATCTCGCTGAACCAGCTTGAAATCTATCTTGCGTTAAGTCTCGACCTCGACGAATCTCAATGGCTGTGGTTTGGCTCGACAAGTCCACGACAGTTGAAACCGAGTCAGCGAGCACCGCATAACCGAGTTGGCTAATGCCGATTTGAAACGCCGCGCCGAAGCTAGGGCCGCTTGAAAAGTCGAAGGAAACCTTGACGCTGATTGGATAGGTCATTGGCTAGTCGCCTCGACCTGTACTTCTAAACCATCGAGTTGAGACTCCAGTACTAGACGCAGCCACGACTGCATCAACTACCCTCCGCTCAAAGTCATCCACATATACCGAGCCTTCAACTTTGATATTGACAGCCATTCCAGTCGGGTTACTGGTTGCAAGTTCAGGGGTTATGAAGTATGCACCTTCACCGCCCATGAGCTCAGGGACCTTAGGCATCACCGATAAACTACTTGCTCCACCTGCGCCAGTTGCACCGCCAGGGATGGCTGCGACGGGAGCGCCTATGCTTGCTAATCCTTGACGCATTGCCTCAATAGCAACCAGCCAGGCATCAAATGGGTTTTCTGGCTTGAAGTCATAAGCCTGTGTTTTAAATTTTGCCAACTCTTCTTGAGACTTGCTGAGTTTATCGGCTAGAGTCGTAGCTTTATCAGCGTTTTCGTTGAGAATGGCTTTCATCAACTGGAGTCTGAGCTTCTCATTTTCTGTGATGTCGCCTTGAAGCGCTGCCTCAATTTGAATCTTCTCAAGGTCTAATAAGCTCTTGGCTTTATCTAGCTTAGAGGCTTCGGTTTTAGCTTTGTTTTGTTTGGCTAGTTCGCTAGTAATCTTCTTTTGAGTGTCCAGGGTTTTGACCAACTGCCTGACAACACTCACGTCTGGTTTGTTGGCTTCGGCTGCTCTCGCTTGTGTTAAATCCAAGGCTGCCTTCACGCCAGGAAATAGGTTCAACCCTGTGCCAAGCAATGTGCTAGGCCTTAGCGCTTTGCCGAGTTTGACGGTTCCGCCAGTTAACGATTCAACGTCTTTTGTGATTTGAGCAAAGCCCACAGCAATGTCACCGACATAAGTAGCAAAGCGCTCCATCTCATCGGCAATAACAGTAATGCCTCCACGACCTTCACCAAGCATCTCGATGGCTTGGACAAGTTTGCCGCCAAGGATTTCCTGGGCTTCGTCAGCCGATATCTTGAGCCTATTGATTTTGCCTGTGTAGGTTTCGGCTGCGGCTGCCGCTTGGCCTCTAAATCGCTTGCTAAGGTCAGCCACAATCTCGTCAAAGGATTTGGTTGCGAGGTCTGCCTTGCTAATGCCTACGTTAAGACGGCCAAGGCTGGTCTTGTTACCAAGATAAGCGCGACTGAGTGCCTGGGTAACTTGTGCAAGACTTTTACCGCTTCCAGCCGATACGTCGAGAGCAAGATTGAGGATGTCTTGTGACGCGCTAAGGCTTCGGGTTGCGTTTGCTAGTTGCTGGAACGCTGGCCTGAGTTCGTTATCGGCTACGCCCGTTGCTCGTTGTAACTTGTCGATGTAATCCTCGACTGGAGTGACATCGTAAGCAAGGCCTAAGGCTTTGAGATTAAGCGAGAGCGACCTGATTGCCTTGTCTTCTTCAGCAAAAGCCTTGATTGATTGTTTGGCAAATTGAGTAATACGACGAGCCCCAAAGGTAGCAGCCATTGTAACGCCAAGGGCTTTAACTGTTTGATTAAATGCCTTGGTGCGCTTCTCAGCCGCCGTCAATCCCTTGCTATTAAATGTTGAGAGGATATTGATTAGGATACTCATGCGGCTAGTCCGTAACTCTTTTGGGTGACTGCATTGGCTTTGGCTTCGGTTTTCTTGATTGCTGCCATAATCTTGTCAATCGTGCGGCCTTGTTGAGCTGCGTAAGCGGCTCGCAGGATACGGCCTCGCTTATTCTTTTTCTCAGCTCCTATGCGCTGTGTGGGGCCAATCTCGCGGTCCACAGACTCAATGAAATGGCGACCAGCATTGGGGTTTGATGAATGGCTAGTCTTGCGATTGTCGAAACGTTTATCTGCTGTAGGACCAACCCAGGGCTGACCATTGGGACCTAAGTTGCCAGCCGTTTCCGCAATGGCTCCAGCGTGGCTACGATTGAGCAAGGCATACATCACCTTGTAGCCAGACTTATTGACTGAGGATGAACGAGTCGTATATTGGATATTGCGCCTGACAAGGCTGCCGTTCCACTTAGGGAAGTTTTGAGGGCCTAGATATTTATTGGGCGATGACCATTGACTGAGGCCAGGAATACTGTCAGGAACGCGAGCCTTGGCATCGGTGACAACCTCTTGCATCGCCGACCTAATCTCTGCGTTCATTTCTTTGTAGAGGTCGGGATTGACTTTACGCAAGGCTTTAATGGTGTCTAGGTAACCTTTTACCA